TGGCGTTGCCCTTGGAGATATGGTTATTGGTATGTCGGCTGGTGTAGACGAGGCGGGTTTAGTTCGCCGTGCTTACGTTTCAGCGGCAAACACAGTGACTATTGCAACAACTAATACAACTGGTGGGGCTGTTAATTTAGCTTCTACTACTGTTAAATTGGTTATTGCTCGAATGGTATAAAGATTGGGGGGCTAGTCCCCCCTTTCTCATTTAAGGGTTTTATGGCTACTTTTCGTTGTCTACAGTCGGGTAATACAGTAACTTTTACCCTCCAACATGATATTGACTCTATGGATGGTCATCAGGGTTATGAGTTGGTAGACGAAGAAGAAGTAACCATAGAATCAGTTGATTCTGAGCGTACAGATACCGCTTTTGCGCCTGTTATTCCAACAATTAAGCGTATGGGAAGACCCCGAAAGGTTGCAAATGTCTGAAATTGACGCAAGAGATTTTGGTAGGTTAGAGGCTCAAGTAGAGGCTCTAAATGGTCAAGTAACTCAATTGAGTACCGATGTAAAGACACTATTAGAGTTAGCCAATCAAAGCAAGGGTGGATTTTGGATGGGGATGGTTATTGCATCTGCCTTATCTGGAGTGTTAAGTTTCTTTGCCGCAAGGTGGATTAAGTGAAAGAGGGACTTCTTTCAGGTCAAGTTTGTCCATTGCCTACGCAAGACATTGAACTTAATCTAAAAAATCGTAATAACGCTTTTAAGAATTTTGGGTATGGTGCGCCAAATCCACTTGAACCCAATGAAGCGTTTTGGCTGAAGAAAGCCAAGATGTATAACGCACCTACCGATGTTGTTAAAACCATGCGTTGCGGTAATTGTGCGGCATTTATTCAGACTCCTAAGATGATGGAATGCATCAAGTCGGGTTTAAAAAAAGGCAAGAGTTCGCCTAATGAAATAGACTATGACCAGCAGTTTATTGATGCCGCTGATCTTGGTTTCTGTGAGTTATTCCATTTCACTTGTGCGGCATTGCGTACTTGTGATGCTTGGAAATCTGGTGGTTCAATTAAAAAGGATTGATATGAAAGCTAAACCAAAAACTCCCGCAAATGCTCCTAAAAAGGGTATTCCAGTATCTATCATGGTAGCTATCGGCAAACCAAAAATGCCTATGCCTATGAAGGGCGCTAGAACTGCTACCAACATGATGAAGAAATCTTCAAGAGGTAAATAATGTCATCTTTAACATCACCAATCACAGTCCTTAATGCTGTTGGCGCAACTGGCGCATCAACGGCAGTTCAAGTAGACGCTGGACAACCAGCGTTCTTACAGGTTTCTGGCATTACATCAGCTACTGTTGTATTGCAAGGTAGTCTTGATGGGACAAACTGGTCAACTTTGGGAACTGCATTGACTGCTAACGGCATCGTTACTGTCCAAAATGCACCAACGTACTTGCGAGCAAATTGCACAGTTTATGTAACAGGCACTATTACCGCAAAGATAATGTACTAAGGAGTAACCTTATGAAAAAACCCACAATGGCTCAGAAGAAGGTTGGCAAGGTAATGCACGAATACAAAGAAGGTACTTTGCATTCAGGCAAGGGCGGTAAGGTTGTAAAGAACCCTAAACAGGCGGTTGCCATTGCTTTATCTGAAGCTGGTATGTCCAAGCCTAAGAAGAAGATGAAATGAAGCATGGACTCTATGCCAATATTAACGCAAAGAAGCAACGGATAGCCGAAGGTTCTGGCGAGAAGATGAACAAGGTTGGGTCTAAAGCCGCACCAACAGCGGCTGACTTCAAACAAGCGGCAAAGACTGCAAAGAAGCCAAAAAAGGCAAAGTAAATGAAAACACCCACTTGGCAAACAAAAGCTGGTCAAAATCCAAAAGGCGGCTTGAATGCCAAGGGTAGATCATCTTATAATGCAGAAACTGGTGGTAATCTAAAGCCTCCAGTAAAGTCGGGGGATAACCCTCGCAGAGCAAGTTTCTTGGCTCGTATGGCTGGTAACAGCGGTGCAGAGTACAAGGATGGTGAACCAACAAGACTGCTTCTTTCGCTTAAGGCATGGGGTGCAACCTCAAAGGCTGACGCAAAGGCAAAAGCTAAAGCTATCTCCGCAAGGAATAAGGCAAAAGCTAAATGAGAGCATTATCAGTTGGCGCAAATCTTACAGCAAACACGCTGACAACCCTCTATACAGTACCTACTGGTTACTATGCAAGGGTGGTATTGCTACGAGCAGTTAATACAGGTTCGCAAAAACATATTTCTTTTTCTTGGACAGATACCTCTGCGTCTGTCACATATTCTCTTGTATTTGAAACTCCTTTAACTACTAAAACTACCCAAGATTGGGGCGGCGTATCCTATTTTGTAATGGAAGAAGGCGACATACTTAAAGCACAATCTGAGGCGGCATCTACATTTTCAGTAGTAGTTACCATTGAAGAAGAAGGATTGACTAGAACATGACTTATCTTGAACTTGTAAATGATGTACTTGTAAGGTTGCGTGAGACAGCAGTTTCTACTGTTTCCGAAACATCTTATTCTTCCTTAATTGGAAAGTTTGTCAATGATGCTAAACGTCAGATCGAAGACGCTTATGCTTGGAATATTTTGGGTCAAACCATTACAGTTACCACTGCATCATCTACGTCATCCTATGCTTTAACAGGTGCTGGTCAGAAGTTTCAAGTAATGGATGTAATCAATACCACAAGCAATGTTGGACTTACAAACATCAGCTTTGTGGACATGAATCGTAAATTAAATTTCACTCCACTTGTCAACTCAATACCTACAGAATTTGCTTTTGATGGCGTTAATGGTAGTTACGATACAAAAGTAAATCTTTATCCAATACCTGATGGCGTTTACACGATCAAATTTGCCTTGACAGTGCCACAGGCTACCTTAGCATCAGATTCAACTGTTGTGGCTGTTGCTGACACTTTGGTGGCTCAGAATGCTTATGCTCGTGCCTTAGTAGAGCGTGGTGAAGATGGGGGTCTGTCTTCTTCTGAGGCATACCAGTTGTATAAAGCTATGTTGTCTGATTACATTGCTTTAGAAGGCACTCGCTATCCTGAGAATCAGGAGTTTGTTGCAATATGAGTCAGCAAATACAAACTTTCAGCATCTCAGCCCCTGCACTTTATGGGTTGAATACGCAAGACTCTCCTCTTGATCTTGCGGCTGGATTTGCTTTGGTTGCGACAAACTGCATCATTGACCAATATGGTCGTATGGGTTCACGCAAAGGTTGGTCTAGGGTTAATGCGTCTAGTGGGAATCTAGGTGCTAATGATGTAAAAGTTATCCATGAGTTAGTTCAAGCTGATGGCACTTTGACTGTATTGTTTGCTGGTAATAACAAGATATTTAAGTTAAGTTCAACTAACACAGTGACTGAACTTACCTATGGTGGTGGCGGTACTGCTCCAACCATTACTGATAGCAACTGGCAATGTGCATCATTAAATAACATCACTTATTTCTTTCAATCTGGTCATAATCCTATAATCTATGACCCTGCTGTTAGCACTACAACATATCGTAGAGTTAGCGAGAAGACGGGTTATGTAGCTACTGTACCTGATGCCAACATTGCAATCTCTGCTTTTGGTAGATTGTGGGTGGCAAATACTACAACCAATAACGCAACAGTATACTTTTCTGACCTGATTGCTGGTCATGTTTGGTCAACAGGAACATCAGGTTCTTTGAATGTAGATCGTGTATGGGCAAATGGCTCTGACCAGATAACAGGTCTTGCCGCACACAATGGTTTTCTGTTTATCTTTGGTAAGCGTCAAATTCTTATCTATCAAAATGCTACTACACCAGCATCTATGTCATTGAATGACACTGTTGAGGGTATTGGTTGCATTGCAAGGGATAGCATTCAAACTACTAGCACTGATGTGCTTTTCTTGTCTAACTCTGGTGTTCGTTCCTTGATGAGAACAATTCAAGAGAAGTCTTCACCTGAGAGAGACTTGTCTAAGAACATTCGTAATGATTTAACGACTGTAATTGCTGGCGAGACATTAGCAAACATTAAGTCTGTTTATTCTGAGCGTGAAGCGTTCTATTTATTGAGTACGCCATCTATATCTAATGTGTATTGCTTTGATACTAAGGCTTATTTACCTGATGGTGCGGCAAGAGCAACAACTTGGGACTCAATAACACCAACAGCATTTTTATCTAGGCGTGATGGAAGTTTGTATATTGGCAAGAATGGCTATATTGGTTTGTATGGTACTTATCAAGACTACCAATCTTCATATCGTATGTTGTACTACACGAATCATGCTGACCTTGGCAATCAGAACCAAACTTCTATTTTGAAGAAATTGTCTATTGTGGTTATTGGCGGTACAAACCAGACTGTTACCTTTAAGTGGGGATTTGACTTTAAGACAAATTACTTGTCTGCTGATGATTTGATTCCAACTCAAGGCGAGTCATATTATGGGATTGCTGAGTATGGCGCTAATGCCACTGTAGTTGCACAATACTCTGATGGTGTTGCATTACAAACCTTGTCTGTTTCTGCATCAGGAAGTGGCAAGGTTGTTCAAACAGGATATGAAACAGATATAAATGGGTCTGCTTTATCTATTCAAAAGATTGAAATTCAAGCCAAAAATGGCAAAGTAAGTTAAAGGAGTAACTATGTCAGACTACACAAAATCAACGAACTTTGCAACCAAAGATGCTTTATCTTCTGGTAATGCCTTAAAGATTGTTAAAGGCACTGAGATTGACACTGAGTTCAATAACATTGCCACTGCCATCGCCACTAAAGCTGATCTTGCAAGCCCAACATTTACTGGCACTCCTAGCCTGCCAACTGGAACAACTGGTGTAACTCAAACTTATGGTGATTCAAGTACAAAGCTATCAACAACTGCTTTTGTACAAGCCGCACTTCAGCTTTTATACCCTGTTGGAACAATTTACACAAATTCAAGTGTTAGCACTAATCCTGCGACATTGTTAGGTTTTGGTACATGGACTGCATTTTCCGCTGGACGTGTAATGGTTGGTTTTAACTCTGGCAATGCACTGTTTGACACTGCTGAAGAAACTGGTGGTAGTGCTAATGCAATTGTGGTTACCCACACTCATACGGCAACATCTACTGTTTCAGATTCAGGTCACTTTCACTCTACTACTACAAGCGTTGTGGGATCGGGTAGTTTAACTGGCGGGCAAAGCGTTGGTAGCGCTTCAGCCGCCAATAATTCAGATACAAAAACAACTGGAATTACAGTTGCAACTACTAACGCATCTGCTGGTTCTTCAGGAACTGATGCCAACTATCAGCCATACATTACTGTCTATATGTGGAAGCGAACAGCATGATTACACACCACTTTTCTGATGGACTGTATGCCAAGGAAGCTAGGTTTCCTGCTGGTACTGCCATCTTGAAACACACCCATAACTACAGTCATTTGTCTATTTTGGCTCATGGCAAGGTTGCTGTATTGCGTGGTACTGAGATTGATATTGTTTCTGCACCAGCTTGCATTGAGATTGAGGCTGGTGTAACTCATGGTGTAAAAGCCATTACGGATTGTGTTTGGTTTTGCATTCATGCCACAGATGAGAAAGACCCGTCTAAAGTGGATGATATTTTGATTAAAGGGGATTGATATGCCTATTAGTGCAGTATTTAATTTTTTAGGTGCTAGTGAACAAGCTGATGCTACTAGAAGTGCGGCTAATACTTCTGCGGCGGCTCAACGTGATGCGGCTCGACAAGCGGCTGAAGCGGCTAAGTTTCGCCCTGTTGGAATTACTACTCGTTATGGTTCATCAAACTTTCAGTTTGACCCTAGTGGTTATTTGTCAAGCGCTGGTTATAACCTCAGTCCTGAATTAAAAGCATATCAAGATCGTTTGATGGGTCTAACTGGTGGCGCTTTAACTCAAGCAGAACAGGCTGGACAACAGTATGCTCCTTTGCAAACTGCGGCTACAGGGTTGTTTGGTTTAGGTCAACAGTATCTTGCACAGAGTCCTGAACAGGTTGCGGCTCAATACATGGCTAAACAACAGGATTTGCTTGCACCTAGCCGTGAGCGTCAGATGGCTCAGTTGCAGAATCAGTTGTTCCAACAAGGTCGTGGTGGATTATCTGTAGGCGCTACAGGTATGCGCCCTAGTGGTGCGGCTGGATTAGGTGCTACTACTCCTGAGATGGAAGCCTACTACAACGCTATGGCTCAACAAGATGCTCAGTTGGCAACACAAGCACAGCAAGCTGGTCAACAGAATGTTGCGTTTGGTGCTGGACTGTTTGGCACAGGCGCTAATATGTTGGGTCAGTATCAAGCTGGTCAGGTTGGTGCATTGAGTCCATTCAGTGCTTATTTGGGTGCTGGTCAGACTATTGAGTCACTTGGACAACAGCCTTTGGATATTGGCGCACAGTTAGGCGGTCGTGCGGCTACTGCTGGTGCTAATGTTGGTCAGTCATTGTTGCAAGGTGGTATTTATTCCGCTAGAACGCAACAAGCTGGTGCTGGATACAGTCCTACCGCTGGTTTGTATGCTGGATTAGCTAATAGTCCAAGACTGCAAACTGGCTTTGAGAACTTGTTTGGCGGTGGTCAAACTCAAACTGGATATACAGGAAGTTCATATATGACTCCATATCAAAATGACCAATTAGCCGCAAGTTGGGGTGGCGGGGCTGAACCACAAACAAATATGTCTGGGATTAAGTTTTATCCATAATGATATACGCTTTGTTTCACTAAGGAATAATCATGGCATCAGAAATTCTCGGTTTATTTACCACTCCTGAACAGTACCAACTTGCTCAACAGCAAGCACAACAGGCTCAAGCTATTCAGTATGCAAATCTTGACCCCATGGCTCGTGCCAACTATGGGACTTTTCTTGCTGGTCAAAAGTTAGGTGGTGCTATTGGTGGCGCTTTGGGTGGTGAAGACCCACAGTTGAAGCTGATCTCTCAGCGTCAGCAAATCCTTGGGATGATTGACCCAACTAATCCTGATTCCTATGCTCCAGCTATTGAGGCATCTTTGCGTGGTAATGACCCACAAACTGCTTACCTTTTACGCAATGAGATGATGAAGGCAAAGCAACAGGCTCAAGAGCAGCAGTTGCAGGGTTATAAATTGACTGATTACTTAACTCAACGTGGTTTAGGTATGCAGGCTCAAGGTCTTACCAACATGGCAAATGATTTGTTTAGTCAACTCAAGAACCCTGATGGCACTATCAATGAACAAGTCAAGGCTCAATTGCTTTCATTCCCTCAAGGTCGTGCGTTAATTACTGAGCAAGCTAATGTTATTCCTGCTTTACGTAAGATTGGTGCTGGTGGTGCTGTTGAAGTTAATCCGTTTCAACGCTTCCTTGATGACCCTAATGCGCCAGATTGGATTAAAAATAGTGCAAAGCAATTTGCTACAAGTTATAGCAATGGCGTTTACAACGAAGAACAAACAGACAAATTTGTCAACAAACTTGATGAATCTTTGGGTAGGTTAGAGCCTAAGACTCCCTCATATGGAACTGATGCAGAACGCTATGCGTCAGAATTATTTAACAAGCCATTTAGCAAGTTAACTCCACAAGAACGTACACAAGTAAACAAGAAAGTTGACGAAAAAGCAGCGGCTAACGTGCCAAAAATGTCAGTTAATTTAAGTGACCCAACTGCTACTGCAAAAGCAAGTCTTGATGTAATGAATAAATGGGAAGGCTTCTTAAACAAGGGTGGAGATGTTGAAGTTGCCAACAGATTTAAAGCTGTTCAATCAGCAGTTGTAATGGCTAATGCTGGAAACCCAACTGCTGATGGAGCACTCTTGTACAACATTGCAAAGATGTATGACCCATCTGGTGCTGTTCAAGAGGGAGATAAAAAATCAATCACTGGAAACCCAAGTATCCCAAGTAAATTTAAGTTGCTAGTCCAAGGTGTATTGGAGGGTGGTAGTTTTACTCCACAACAACGTAAAGATTTAGAAAAGATAGCAAATGAAATTGTGAAAAATAGAGAAAGCCAACTTAATGTTTATCGTAAGCAATATGTGAATAAAAATAAAACATTGGGTGGTGCTGAAGACGATATTTTGAATCCATATCAAGGTTTGATAAAACCACCAATGGAAAATTTCATAATGCAAACACCGAACACTAATCCTCAAAACTTAACTGGTGGAAAGAGGTAATCATGGCTGGTATCAAAATAGATCGTGAAAAAGCAAAAGCTGCTGGTTACACAGATGCAGATATTGACAATTTTGAAAGCACTGCAAATCAGTTCTCTCCTACTGTCATGGGTCAGCAACAAGAACCTGACAGACAAATGCTACGCAGTGCCTTGCAAGGTACAACATTCAAGTTTGCTGATGAGGCAGAAGCATATTTGCGTTCTTTAAGTGGTGAAAACTATGATGCAGCACTTAAAGACATTAGAGGCAAGTTAAAGGATTATGAGAAATCTAGACCAGTTGAGTCTGGTCTTATTGAGGCTGGCGCATCAATTCCTATATCTGTAGCTATGTCCTACCTTACTGGAGGTGGTAGCACTTCTGCAACAACTCAATCACTATTTCCAGCATTAGCTAGGGTTGCTGGTGTCGGTACTGTACAAGGTGCTTTAACGGGTGCTGGTGGTGCTGAAGGTGATGCCTATAGCCGCATAGTTGGTGGAAGTCTTGGGGCTGCTACAGGGGCAGCAGTAGCACCAGCAACCTATCTTGGTATGAAAGCTGTAGGGAACACTATTCTTGACCCAATGATTGATTTTACCCGTAGGACAATAGGTGGTCGGGGTGCAAAGATTGTTGAGACTGAAGTACAGCGCATTCAACAGCAAACTGGACTTGAGCCAGATGAAATTGTTTCAAAAATCGCAAGCGGTGAGATCATGGCTGAAAACCCCAACATCTTGGGGATTGTTAGAGCCTATGCTTCAGGTGGTGGTGATGCTTCTCGGACTATTAGAGATGCTTTGACAAATAGACCAGCAGCTTTACGCAATAAGACAGTTGAAAAAATATCAAAAGAGTTAAATGCGGGCAATCAACCTAATGTTATAAAGAGTTTTTCTGAGTCTGAAGTACAAAGAACAAAAGCTAGGAATGCGTTATATACAAAAGCATATGAGGAAGGTGGTGTTATCACTGAGGAGATGTTAAACGCTTTAACAGATGCAATGCAACGCTCCCCTACTTCTTATGAATTGATAGCTAAATTATCTCAAGCACAGTTAAAGACAAAGCCATTCTTCACAATGGATGCATCTGGTGAAGTTACATTCATTAGACCGCCAACCATCAGAGACATGGAGATTGCTAGACGTGGTCTTAAAGCTGATATAAACAAAAAATATACCAGTGGTGAAGGTGATATTGCAAAAGAACTTCAGCCTTATGAAGAAACATTAAGAGGTCTGATTAATAAGTCTGCACCAGCGGTAGGTGAGGCAAGGGCACAAGCCGCAAGCGATAAGTTAACTACAAGTTCATTTGATGCTGGTAAAAAAGCATTTGCTAAGAGTCCAGATCAAGTGCAAGTTGAGTTTGAGGAACTAGTTTCTAAGAACCCTGAAGCTGTTTCAGCCTATCGTGCTGGAATAATGGCTCAGTTACGCAACAAGATGAGTATGGGTGGTAAAACATCCATGATGGCTAACTTGGAAAGTGCTGAAGCTAAAGAGGGTCAGATTCTTAGGATTATTTATCCTCAAGACAAGGTTGATGACATTTTGAAATTGGCAAGGGTTGCATCGCAATCTCAAAAGGCAGCGGGTAAGGTTTTGGGCGGTTCTCCAACCGCTGAAACAATGCTTGAGTCTAAGAATATTGGGATGAATATTTCACCTCAAGAAGTGGCATCAGTATTTTCTGGAGATGCTTTCACCACTATGCGAGTGGTTTCAAAGATCGTACAAAAGAATGCACCTAATTTAAGTCCAGAACAAAAGCAACAAGTGGCTAGAGTTTTGGTATCTGAAGACCCTGCTTTAGTATCACGGGCTTTGCGTGATGAAAGCGGTATGGCAATACTTCAGCAAAGATTACAGACTATTGGTAATCGTGTTACTAGAACATCTAGTGGATTGTTGACTGCTCCAGCAACAACAGGGTTGCAGAACTTCTTAACCCAATAGGAGACTGAAATTGACCCAATCTCTATTTGTCTTCTTGCGGCTGGCTTGGTCAAAAACATCCAAGCTGGCTGTGATCTTTACAAGCAAGCTAAAGAGCAGTTTGTCTCTATTAAGCGTACTGCTGATGAAGTTGTTGCCATTGGCAAGGAAGTCAAAGGAATATTTGGTTTCTTACGCAACTTTTTTAATTCTGCGCCTACAAGTAATGCTTCTCAACCTTTGGCAAGGTCTAAAAAGTCTGACTACGTTGCTGTTGAAGAAACTCAAGTCAAAGCTGACATCGTTAAGAACCTGAGTGAGTTTTTCAAGTTACAGGAACAGTTAGAAGCGCATATCAGGGAATCAGAGGAGAAGGCTAGGACTGTTGTTTTCTCTGATGACGTGAACTTGATGGAAGAAGCCCTAAACAGGGTTTTGGCACAGCAAGAGATGGAGAGGTTGGTAGTTCAGATCAGAGAGTGCATGGTCTATAAGTCACCCCCTGAGATGGGTGCTTTGTATAGTGAAGTGTTCAGCATGAGAGACATTATTGCGGCAGAGCAAGAGAAGGCGAGAAAGAAAAGAGATGCAGAATCATGGCTACGAAAGGAAAGGGAGCGTCTTCTAGCAGAAAAACAAGCATACCTCTTGATAGCTTTCCTATTCCTCCTGTATCTATGGATGCTAATAGGTCTAATAAGCAAGATTGGGAGAGCGTAGTGGGATGGATTGCCGCTTGTGTACTTGTCATATTGCTGTTGCCTGTTTTGGGTATGTTGTACATGGATGTACTTCAAGCCAAGCATGAAGCCAAACAACAGCAAGAAAAAGTGCAAAGACTGATTAAACAAGTTGAAAAGGAAAACCGAGATGCAAGCACCGATAGACCCAAATGACACGACAGTCAAACACTTCATTTACTACTATGCGTGGTTTTGGGCGGCAACGTCAGTTCTGTACTTTTTTTGCGTAACCTTTATCTTGTTGCCTGAAGGCGGTAGGGACTTTGCCAACATCATTCTTGGGTTTCTGTTGGGTACAGCAGTAGCTACCATTATTTCGTTCTTCTATGGGTCAAGCAAGTCCAGTAAGGATAAGACTGATGCCATGATGAAAGTAGATGATGTTAAGCCTCTTTAATCCTTGGGTGCTTCTAGGCATCCTAATGACTGTTTTAGGCGCTTTTGGTAGCGGTTATTACAAGGGTGGCGAGGATGAGAATGCTCGTCAACAGGCTGAAATAACTTCTTTGAATGCTGATGCTAGGGCGAAAGAACAAGCCCTTGTAAAGGCTGTTAACACTCAAACAACACAATTATTGAAGGTAGAAAACAATGCAAAGATTCAGATTGCAAAGCGTGATGCCGCTATTAGTGCTGGTACTCTCAAGTTGCGGATTCCTGTCCAAGCCCCCGTCTGCCCCGTACACACCGCCCCAGATGCCCCCGCTACCCCCAGAGATAGCGTTCAAGCAACAGCCGAACTTGACCGAGAGACTGCTAAAAATCTTATCGCCATCACAGACGATGGAGACAAAGCCATCAGACAACTGAATGCTTGTATTGATGCTTACAACACTGTTTATCAAACTTTGAATAAATCACGTTAAGATTCACATTGTTGTCATTGATTTAGTTTACTTTAGGGCAACTTCACTGGAGTTGTCATGGGTAAAACTGTTTACAGCGATCAAGAGTTTATTGAACTTTGGAAGACGCATGAATCTGCTAGTGCATTGGCAAAAGCTGTTGGTATGGATTTGCGTAATATTATCAGGCGCAAAAACAACATAGAAGCTAGGTATGGTACGCAACTGAAATCCAAAAATAATACGCAGCCAAGTATTAAAGAAAATCCAGCAAAGAAAATGTTGGGGATTGAAAATGGTGTCATTCTGGTATTTAGTGATGCTCATTTTCATCCAAGCATTCATACTACTGCTTATAAGGGTCTTCTTTGGGCAATTAAAGAGTTTCAGCCCAAGGCTGTGATTGCTAACGGAGATATATTCGATGGAAGTAGTATTAGTTTGTATCCTAGGATTGGGTGGGATAGCGTACCAACAGTTGTAGAAGAATTAAAAGCCTGTGAGTTGGCAATGGGCGAGATAGAGGAAGCCGCCAAGAAAGCAAGACACAATGTAAACCTGATATGGACACTTGGCAACCATGATGCTAGGTTTGAAAACCGCCTAGCTTCCAATGCACCTCAATATGAACACGTTAAGGGGTTTTCACTCAAAGACCATTTCCCTGCATGGCATCCTTGTTGGGCTTGTTGGGCAACTGATGATGTAGTCATAAAACACCGCTGGAAAGGCGGTGTACACGCTACGCACAATAACACTGTTAACTCTGGCGTTACGATGGTTACAGGGCATCTACATAGCCTTAAAGTCACCCCTTTCAATGACTATAGACCTTACACTCGTTATGGTGTAGATACAGGGACTTTAGCGGATACAGATGGGATACAGTTTGAGAACTACTTAGAACTATCTCCAACTAACTGGCGCAGTGGCTTTGCCGTACTCACATTCCATAATGGAAGATTGCTTTTCCCTGAATTAGTGATGAAGTACGCTGAAGGTCAAATTGAGTTTAGGGGTAAGGTATATGACGTATGACCTTGTAGCTTATCTAAGATCAGAAATCAAAGAACTGCATAACATTCTGCATGAAACGCAACTTGCTTTAGCGCAAGCAAATGACAGGTTAAGCCGCCGATCTGAACCCTTAACTGAGGAGCGTATATATACATTGTATAGACGTAGTCTTGATTGGCGACAGTTAGCTAGAGATATCGAGGCAGATCACGATATTGAATAAAAAAAGGGGAGTCCTAAGACCCCCCTGAAGGTAACAACTGCACCTGAATTATGACACACGAACCCAAGTTACTCCGTCTTCGTCTTCTACGATCTCTCCGATTTCGTATTCTTCGGATTCTTCGTCTTCATAGGTTTCGTCTTCGTCAACTTCGTCTTCGCTGACTTCTTCATCGCTTTGGTTGTATTCGTACTCATCGGTAACGTCATAGTCAACAGCCCAACCATGCAACTGCTGAAATTCGATGAATTCTTGAATGATTGCAATCTTCTCGAAATCAGTTGTTTCAATAGTCACTGTCTCTGTACCAAAATCCCACTCAGCAATGTCAATCTCAATCTTAAACATGATGTTCCCCTTGGTTGTGGCACGATTGCCAAGTAAAATCCTATCTCTAATTTGTGACAACTACCAGCAATAATCATCCATTTTCTACTACGAAAGGTTAAAGAAATGAACTTATCCGCTAATTTTTCTTTGAAAGAATTAACGAAATCTGACACGGCTACCCGTCTTGGTATCGACAATACACCTGATGAGGAAACCATTGACAATCTCAAGACTTTGTGTGACAAAGTGCTTCAGCCTGTGCGTGAGCATTTTGGTAAGTCTGTGACTGTCAACTCAGGTTATCGTAGTCCTGAGTTAAATTCAAGTCCAGCAGTAGGAGGGTCTAAGACCTCAGACCATTGCAAGGGCATGGCAGCTGACATTGAGATTGCTGGCATTGCCAATGCTGATCTCGCCCAATGGATTATGGACAATTTGGACTATACACAATTAATCTTGGAATTCTACACACAGGGTATACCCGACTCTGGTTGGGTTCATGTGTCGTATGACCCTAATAACCTCAAGAAGCAGGAATTGACTGCTGTTAAGGTGGCAGGGAAGACCCAGTATCTCCAAGGATTACAGGCTTAATTAGTTGCCTACAGAAGTGTTTAGGGGTGAGGTGTTCGTACAAGATCACCTCACCGCACTTCTCACATAACCATGCTACGCCGTGATCTACAGTGGTTACCTTGTTCCCATGCTGACCATTCTGTTTGCCGTAGAAGGTTCTTATCTTACGAATCATTTACTCGGTTTAGCCTTTGAGTAAACATTGACTTGCTGCTTGTCATGCAAGCACATTTTAGCTTGTGCAGCCTGACCCCATGCCCTACCCTGTGCTATCTGGCGCATCTCCTTGTCTCTTGTCCAGATGCTTGGAGTACCATCTTTCCAATCAAATACAGTCTTAGGTTTGTTCATGTGTTAATCCTGTGGGGGTGTGCAAGTGTGAATATTGGTAAAGTCTTTTGTGCGTTTGCCGCATCTTGAGCAGAAGTTGCGTTCTTGTTCTGACAAGGCTTTGGCAGCTACCAGTTTGGCAAAGGCTTCAAGTTCTTCAACCTCAAATTCAAAAAATATGATTCGACCATAATTTCTTTCTGAGACTTGTGTAGCCATCTCAATGATTTCATCTTGTGTCATTTCTTCATTTCCTTAATCTCCTTTTGCATTCCTGAACTCAGCCGCAGGAACATCCGCATCCACTTCACACCGCCAAGCCTTACATACTCAGCGTACTCTGATTGGGTGAGGCGCAACGTGATGGCTCTACCCAGCTCTGTCTTTTCTTTTGATATGGCACGTTTGCGCCACATACTCTGCTTCTCAATCTCGTTGAATGCCTCATCTTCATCTGTCATGTTTTACCCTTTTCTTGATTTGAGTCGCAAGAATGATTCTTTCAATCTTCTTGCACATATAGCGGTTGTCAGGTGTTCTAGTCCACTCGCAAACTGGACACTTCACTACTCGTCTTGCTCCTTGTTTAATAGGTACAAAACAAACCCGATGCAGACGCAAATTCCCAATGCGAACCCTGTAGTTCCCATCACTAGAACCCACACTATTGTTTCTAACATTAGTCTTCTCCTTTGGTTTGTTGTCTAGAGAATCAAAGTACATCAGAGCCAAGGCACAAGCAGCAGCAATGACAAACTTGATGAGGGTATTCATTTGCTTGCAGCCGCCAGCAAGTCGAGTTCAAGGGACTTCATCTGCTCCTTGATGATGGTCATTTCCTGCTCCATCAAGTCAAGTTTCTTCTCCATATGCTTTCTGGTCATGCTCTCGGCATGACTCCAGCCGATAACTACTGCATCATTGGCAACCTTGGTCATTAGTTCGGTAATTTCCTTGCGGGTCATAAAGATGCCAGCAAAGTTCTTTGATTGTGCAATGCGGTTCACCAGTTCGGTGACTTCTTTCTCCATGCTCATATTGTTTCTCCTTGGGGTTGTGGGGTATGCCATGCTGACTGCAAGGCGGTGAAGTTGATTGGTGCAGTGGTGACTGTGGACAGGAACAGACCCTTGCCATGCAGCTTGCGCCCCCAATCGTCTGTAGCCTTGGTATTGGTCAACTCCTTACGCTTAACAGCGTTGTAGACGTTTGTAGGCTTGTAGCCAGCCTCTACAAGGTCTTCCATTGACCGATGCTCTTGGCAGAAGTCTTGAAGGTCGGTCATGCTTTCCTCGCTTTCATCATTGCGTCTGCCATTTCATAGGCGGTATTTGCGATGTAATCAAAGTTGGGTGCGTAAACATCAACCATCATCCCTTGCATAGCCTTTGCCGCAAAATAGTCTCGCAAGGTCATGCCTGTATCAAACCCTGATGGGCTTATTCCATTGGCATATTGGTTTGTTGGAAATGCTGGTATGTTGTTCATGCTGACCACCATGCTGCCAATAGGACTGCAAAGCCAATGCCGATAGCGATGGCGGTAAGAATGTCGAGGATTGTTTCTTTCATGTTGTCTCCTTAAAACCAGCAAGCTGTTTCGCTTGCAGTCATTTTGTCTTGGTAATGATTCCAGCCCTCAATCCAATCTCTGGATTTAAATTTCTCGCAAGACTCACAGAATGCTGCTGCATCAAAGCCAGCACGAAATTCTTTGCTTGTAAAGTATTTGTTCATGGGGTTGCTCCTTAAATCGTTATTCTTGGGGGTCGCCGTAGGGGTGGTATACCTCGTCATATTCGAGGTCAAGTCCGTTGGCGTAATCGCTAACAGCACCCAACACAACACGCAAGCGCATATACAAGTCTTCAGCGTCTTTGGAAAGTGGAATGTCCATCTCTTTGGCAGAGAATAGAATTTCTTTTAAGTTTTTAATAACCAATTCAGACTTGTCGGCAAGGTCATAAACTGCAGTAATTTCTTGAGTATCCATTTTCAATTTTCCTTTAAGGTTGAAAGATGGGGCTTGCGCCCCGTTGGGTTGATTAGGCGGCTACTAACTGTTTAACAGCTTTGGGGCGTTGGATGACAGTCTGCTTGACTCCATTGCGAACACCATGATCTTTAACAGTGGCGGTGATGGTGAGGGTATCGCCTTTGCTACGCACAGTACCCTCTGGAGTCCAAGCAACAGCATCAGAGTTACCTTTATAAATGACAACATTTTTGTCGGCATCTTCCATGATGTAGATGTAGCTAGTGCCATACGCACCATCTAAAACAACGATATGACCAATGGTGAGGGTCAGGGTCAACTTAGCACCAACTTCACCTAAGTGGGTGCGTGAGGCATTCAAGGCAGCTTCTTTGTCAGCCCACTCAGCTTTACGAGCAGCCTTAGCATCAATGCCTTTAAGGATAGCGGCGCACTGCTTTTCGCTGAGTTTGCCCCATGTATAAAAAGAGTTAGCCATAGAGCCAATAAAGCTATCTTCATAGCCCATAAAGCTACCATGACTGTTATGTATGATGCCAGCGGTCAAAGCACTTTCAATTTCGCCAGCACGATCAGTCTTGGTGCGCCAAGTTTTCTGAGCGTTAGCAATGATGTAGCTTTTAACGGCATTGTGATATGCCACTGGGTTTTCGATAACTGGTGAGAAGTTGTTAGCCATTTTGAATCTCCTGTTTGGTTGCTGACAGTTGCCAATCATACGCTCGTTGACTAAGTAATCAACCCCCACCTATTCAATCCCACACACTCCACTAGGGTATTTAATCAGATAGGACTTGACTAATCAATCCAATGTTCCCTAGAATCCTTGGCTATGAACACTCCAACTATGCAAACCATTGAAAACATTAGGGAAAAGGCTGAGAAAGCTGGCTACACCATCACCGATGTTGCCCGTCATGCTGGCTTTGATCCCTCACAAGTTAGCCGTTATGCCACTGGTAGAACCATACCATTGGTGACTTCAATACAACGGCTAGAAGAATCGGTAGATTCCCTAATTCAGCAGCGTCTTACAGCCTTAAACAGAGGTACAAAATGATTACTCAATTCTTCACCCCCAAACGCATCATTGGCATTGATGTGGGCTTAAATGGCGCAATTGCAATGATGAGAGGCGAGACTTTGACAGGTATTTTTGATATGCCTACAGTCACTTTGAATCGCAATGGCGCAGCCAAGAGACAGATTAGCATTCCCGAACTTATCGCCATCCTCAATGATTTCCAGCCAGAAGAAGCGTTCATAGAGCGTGTTTTTGCTAGAAGTGGTCAGGGGGTGACAAGCGTTTTTTCGTTCGGGCGCAGCCTTGGTGCGATTGAGGGTGTTATTGCCGCAAGATCAATCAAGACTACCCTTGTTCTCCCACAAATTTGGCAGAAAGCTATGGGTGTTACAGGTGGTAAGGATGGCGCAAGAGCAAGGGCTATGGAGTTGTTCCCCTATAACGTGGACTACTTCAAGCGTAAGAAAGATGATGGTCGTGCTGATGCAGCACTCATTGCTTGTTGGGGGTTGAGGCATGGATAAGAAATCTAGATCAGAGGTTGATATATTCCGTGAACATATCGTTTGGCTAGGCTCACAGCTTGACCAAGAGCGTAGGCAAAACCAACAGACTGTAGTCTTCATCAAGCGTCTGTTAGACCCTGAAGACTTAGGTCATGCAGTCTCAAATGAGATACGCCAACTCGCATACCAACTACTCATTGAAAACCATCACATTGAAAGAGCATCATGGCAACAAAACAACTAAGCCTTAGAGCATCAGCGGCATCCCGATGGATTGCCTGTCCCGCCTCTGCCAGACTCTCAGCACAGATGCCCTATGTGGAAGGCGGCGAGGCGGCAAAGATCGGGACTGCCATTCATGCCTTGGCGGAGACTTGCTTTCAGTTGGATTCAGACCCGATGAAGTCAATCGGTACAGTCGTGGAAGGTATCACCATGACTGAGGAAAACTGTGAGTTTGCTCTTGAGCATTTAAAAGCTATCTGGGCTATTGAGGATGAACTTGGAGAAGGCTCAGTAACTGTCGAAAAGTTCTTGCCTTACCAAGACTCTAACAAGGTTAAGGTGGGCGGCACTACAGACGTAATCGGCATCAGCAAAGAGAAACGCAAACTTATCATTGCAGACCTTAAAACTGGAAGGGGTTATGTAGACGCTGACAATGACCAGTTGCGTCTATACGGATTAGCTGCTCTTGAAGCTGAACAACTCTACAAATACATTGATACTGTCGAGTTGTGGATTATCCAACCCCATCATGGTGAGACTCGCAAGCACTCAATGACAACTCAGGAGTTGGTTGATTGGGAACACTATGTTCTCATCCCTGCTATTGAGAATGCACTGAACCCATTGTTTCAACCCGTACCCTCTGACTCTGCTTGCCAATACTGCAACGCTAGAACTATCTGCCCTGCACAAGCAAACATTGCAGAGATAGTTGCAACTGCACCCCCTGTAGAGATGCTCACAGAAAGTCAAATCAGCGTCTTGCTGACTAAGTTTGACATGGTTGAGGGCTACATCAAGGCGGTACGAGATCATGCCCTCAAACGCATGGAGTCAGGCTCTGTCATTGATGGTTGGCAACTGCAGCCTAAGAGAGCGTTGAGGTCGTGGACTGATGAATCTGCCGCTAAGAAAGGACTCTTAGCCTTGGGACTTGATGAAGATCAAGTAACGAAGACCGAACTCATCACTCCTGCAGCGGCAGAGAAACTGCTAACAAAAGACCAAAAGCCTAATCTCGAAGCGTTAACTTCCCGCATATCTAGCGGATTAACGCTTGCACGAGATAAAGGTTTAACACAATAATCACTACCCCGAATCCCCCAACCCTGTGGCACAAGCCACTTTTCATTAAACTTTAAACAGGAAACTTTAAATGAACTTAAACCTCTCAAACTCTGGCGGCTCTGGCAACTACATCAGATTCTCGCCACAAGCTAACGCTTGGTCGAACCAAGATGGTGAATTTGTATTAGAGAAATTTGTATTCGATCACGAGAACTTGCAAACTGGATGGATGCTCATTGCAACTGGCATCTTTGAATTCCAACCTGATGAGTCTCTTGGTCGTAAATCAGCGCAACCATCACCCGAACATAAGCGGGGATTTAAGGCTACTTTCTACAACAAGACTATGGGTATCGCAGAGTTCAGTGCCAATGGCGCAGGGGCAAACATGGGCTTGGAAGGTCTGTGGAAGCAAGTGCAAGCGCAAGCTGGCGCTAATTTGGGGAAGTTGCCCGTGGTTGAATATACAGGCTCACGACCCGAAAAGGTAGGCAAGGGAAGCACTCGTGTACCTGAGTTCAATGTCACAGGTTGGGTAGCTAGACCAGCGGCGATGCAAGAAGGTGCAGCGGAATTTGTTGTACTTCCTACAACTCAAGTTCCAGCACCCATTGCTAAACCCGCACCTAGCAAACCAGCACCCTCAAAGCCAGCACCAGCAATGGATGATGACGAGATGTTTAGCTAACCCTTAACACTCAACAGCACCAGAGTTTCGGGGGAGACTCTGGTTTTTTTGTCCCTTTAATAAAGATACCTAATGTCAGCACAAGAAATAGCGTCCAGTTTGGGTAACGCAAAGAAGGTAGGCAATGGTTACCTAGCATCATGCCCCGTACCTAGTCATGGGCAAGGCAACGGCGACAAGCATCCAAGCCTGTCTATAACTATGTCAGATGATGGCAACTTCCTGTTCAAGTGTCATGGCGGCTGTGACCAGCACACTGTCTTCTCTACCATCAAGGACATGGGACTTCTCCCTGCTTTACCAGACAGACCTGACTACCTTGACAGTATCAAACCAATGAAACCAATCCCTCTAATCTCTACGCCAGTGCTAGAGCATGAATGGCATTACACCGATGAAGATGGCATCAGCCTATTCATCAAGCAAAGATTCAAGACCTTTGACTCCAAAGGCAAGACATATAAGACCCTTAGAGTCATGCCTGATGGCACAAGAGTAGGGAAGTTAGGAGATTGCAGGATAGTCCCTTACAAGTTGCCCGATCTGCAACAGGCAACAGCCGCTGGTAGGGTTGTGTACATAACCGAGGGTGAGAAGGCGGCAGATGCCTTGGGCAGCTTGGGCGTTGTGGCTACGACAAGTCATGCTGGCGCAGGAAACTGGAATCCTGAGTTAAATCAATACTTTGCGGATGCAAATGTCGTTGTAGTGCCAGATAACGACATTTCTGGTTGGCAATATGCACAGAAGGTCGTTGAGGCACTAATACCCACAGCCAAGAGCGTTAGGGTCTTGGACTTGAACCTAAGTAATCCCAAAGAAGACGCTTACGAGTGGGTCAATAGATACGATGGCAGCAGAACCTTGCTGGCGCAAATAGCGAAAGCCTGTCCTGTTGTGGAGTCCATAGCCGAGGTTCACACTCCGCAAAGATTGTTGGAGAGTCCTGAGACTCCGCAAGAAGAAGAAGCCTCAAAGTTTAGATTTCTTGTCGAGTCTTGGGACAGCATTAAGGATGAACCAGTTGAGTGGCTCATTGAATCCATCATCCCAAAGAGAGCATTCGTAGCACTGTACGCACCACCAGCATCATTCAAGTCGTTCATTGCGCTAGATATTGCAGAAGCAGTAGCAACAGGCAGGGAATGGATGGGTTACAGAGTACCCAAGAAAGGCGCAGTCCTATACATAGCTGGTGAGGGACACGGCGGTATGGGCGCTAGGGTGAAGGCTTGCAAGATACAGAATAACTCACCAGATGGCGCAAATCTCTATGTAATCAGGGCGCAAATCAACATCAGATCAAGCCAAGAAGACTTTGATGCACTGGTTGCAGCCATCAACGAACTCATAGCCCAAATAGATGAACCCCTTGAACTCATCATCTTGGATACCTTGATGCGTATGTCAGGTGGCGGCTTCAACGAGAACTCATCAGAAGATATGGGTGGTTTCATCACCCAAGCTGGCAAGATACAAGCAATCTACCTATGCGCCATGCTCCTGATTCACCACTCAGGTAAGGACATTACGAAAGGTCTACGAGGACACTCCAGCCTGTTAGGTGCTGTAGACACTGAACTTGAGATACAAAGGCAGGATTCAGTCATCAACTCAGCAGACCCGTCAGTTGTGGGTAACGCAATCCTGACAGTCACCAAGCAGAAAGATGGCGCTGACTCCATAGCGGTAGGCATCGAAGTGGTGAGTGTTGAGGTCGGTGAGTCAGCCTTGGGGTTTGAAACCATCACCAGTTTGGCAGTTAGACCTAATCAAGAGATCGCTAACAGCAAGCCAAAAGGGACTAAAAACAACTCAGGAAGCGGTGGAAATCAGAAGATTGAGTTGGATTCTCTGTACAAAGCGATTAAGGCTAAAGGCTCATATCGTGTAGTAGATGGTACTAGTAGGTTTGGCGTGAGTTTGGATGATTGGAAGGATGAATTTTGGTCTATGAAGGGCTGCAATGAGGATGATCGGGCAGCTTTTAAGAAGGCTTGGACACGGGCAAGGGAGAGACTTGTAGCCGTGAATAAGGTTGTAATTGGGTCTAATTGGGTGTGGTTGAAACCTACCTCGGAGATATGAGTGCTGTATGTTCATCCAGTGACAAACGAGACAAATGGGGACAAATGTCCCAAATGTCTTTCCGAGTAAATGGGGACAAACCACCTCTTGTCTATGTACAAGAGGTTTGTCCCCTGTCTCTTTGTCCCTTTGTCGTTTTTTTAAGGAGTTATGAAAATGGTTAGATCAAGGTCAAGAAAAGATGTTCCAGATGTTCAAGTACCGAAACGTCAGGCGACTCAGTGGGAGATTCAATCTAACGCTGTGCTGGTTGAACTTGAGCGTAAAAAGGGTCAGCACTACGAGAAATGGGGAGTTGACAGATTGATTACTTTAGTTGACATTGAGTTTAGGGCTAAGTTTTGGGTGCAGATGGGTAGAGTTTGGGATGCCGTGGACTTGGGTGACATTGATAGGCTGCATAAAGCAGTTAATGGAATGTGCAAGGGTTTCGATGCTCTGGAGAAGTGGGCTGAAGAAAATGAGATTGAGCCTAATCCAGCAATCCAGTTCCTTGAATGGAAGTCAGTCCGAGGTGTACCGATGGTAGTGGTCAGGACTGAAGCTGATGCGGTTGAACTTCAGACCCACCGCAAAGACATAAACAACGGCAACATCTGGACTCTTGAGGAGATTGAGGTTTTCCTACAAGAGCCTGAAGTGCAGGAGATCATCAAGATGAAGGCACTTGTGCCAACTGCGAGGATTACCAAGTTCACACCCAAGGAAGGCTTTGGTAAAGGTTCAGGGTTTGATGACATGGAAGACGATCTAGATGCGATCTTCTCTGGTGAGCCTTATGAACCCAAGTACAAGCCTTTGAATCGTGGCTAGACCACCGACTACAACCACAGTCCAGTTCAGGCGCAAGTTGACTGATGCCGATAGGACAATCCTGCTTTGTGCTGGCAAGGGAAACATCAGCAATGGGTTTAAGAATGTCTTGGATTGCTACGCAATCTTGTGGGAACTAGGATATCGCCCTAAAGCCGATCTTAGGGATTTCTTAGGGGTAGATAAGGATAGCCAATAAAACGGCTATAAACCTTGTTTTAATGCTTCCTAGCGGTATTGCCATGACGATCTTTAGCGTGGCTTTGGTAACTAATTATTGAATGCGAATCTATCCTATTTACAATGTAATCCAAACCGCATTGCGATGACAGTCCCCCGATAAAGCACCCACCGCCTCTTTCACACTTCTCCACCGCCCAAAAATCCTTTTCAGAATGCGGAATGCCAAGTTATTTACAGGTTATCCACAGATCGGAGGGCAAGTTATCCACAATTTGCCAATCTGGTTTCATTTCCTGTCACAGTTTGCATATGCGTGTACTACTTTCAGATATTTAAAGTTAACATAATGGATGTTGTATAAAACCGATTTTGTAAGCGATCTGTAAGCATCTGCAAAAGTCCAATGAAATCAACAACTTACAGAAGTTATCCACAGAATCCACAGCTGCCTGTGGATAACTCGGAGATTTTTCGATGGGGGGGAGGGGGTGGTCGCCGCCCGTCAAAGTTATGGGAGCATCCGCCCCTCTGAAAAAGCGAAATTGGAAAAAAGCCAGTCCCCCACTCCCCGCTACGAAAAAAAGAAGATTATCAACTCCCAATTTGCTATAGTCCCCACCTATCACGCCCACAAAGACAAGGACAATCGTGAAGATAGAACAGATGAACAACATCCAAGACGAGGTGCAGCCAGAGAAGAAGAAGGCTGGCAGACCCAAGGGTGTATTTGGCTTAAAGCGTCAGATACAGGAGTACGCAAGGAATCCTGATCTTGCGCTACCCAAGACTGACAACCAAAGAATCAAAGACCTGAAGGATATGCTTATTAGGTCGAGTGGTAAGGATGTTGTCGAGAAGATGATTAGCATAGCGTTGAATGACAACCACCCCGCACAGATGGCAGCTATCAAGATGTGTGTAGACCGCACACTGCCTGTCTCTATGTTTGAGAAGGATAAGAGCCAGAGGAGTGCAATCCACATTAATATCACTGGCATAGGTGCTCCAACAGTAGCCACAACGACAATTGACGCTGAAGAACCCAAAGACATAGAAGACATAGAGGCTAAAGATGGCTGATCTGAACTTTGCGCTACTGCCTTGGCAGCAGGAGGTCTACGCCGACAAGACTAGGTTCAAGGTTGTCGTGGCTGGTCGGCGGTGCGGTAAGTCGAGGCTTGCGGTTACTACTCTCTTAATAGAGGGGTTGAGTTGCCCTGCTGGTAGTGCGGTGCTTTATGTCGCCCCGACTCAGGGACAGGCTAGACAGATTGTGTGGGATGTACTGCTTGATGTTGGTCGGGAGATTATCCAAAGCAGCCATGTGAACAACATGGAAGTTACCTTGATTAACGGCGCAAAGATATATGTGAGGGGTTCAGACAGACCCGACACTTTGCGAGGAGTGTCTTTAACTTACGCAGTCTTGGATGAGGTAGCTGACATTAAACCTGAGACTTGGGAACAGGTAATTAGGGCATCTCTATCCGACAAGAAGGGTAAGGCCATGTTTATCGGAACACCCAAGGGTAGGAATTGGTTCTTTGATTTGTACAACTTAGGTCAAGAGGGTAGTGACCCTGATTGGAAGTCTTGGCACTTTACTACTCAAGATAACCCATTAATAGACCCTAGCGAGATCGAGAGTGCGAAGAAGACCCTAAGTTCATTCGCCTTCAAGCAAGAGTATATGGCATCTTTTTCAAATGCTGGCTCTGATGTATTCAAGGAGGAGTGGATTAAGTACGGGGTAGAACCTGAATATGGCTCTTACTTTGTAGCTGTTGACTTGGCTGGATTTGAGGAAGTAGCTAGACAGGCGGCTAACTCGAAGAAGCGTCTTGACCAGACTGCCATTGCTGTAGTCAAGGTAACTGACGAGGGCAAATGGTTTGTGAAAGAGATTGCTTATGGGCGTTGGGACATTCGGGAGACTGCAGCTACGATTCTGCTGAAGATGCGGGAATACCGCCCTTTGAGTGTTGGAATTGAGAGGGGAGCGTTAAAAAACGCTGTTTTGCCTTATTTGAGTGACCTAATGAGGAAAAATAATGTATATTCCCACATAGTTGACTTAACGCATGGCAACAGGAAAAAGACTGACAGAATTATCTGGAGTCTCCAAGGAAGGTTTGAGCATGGGCGTATTGTGCTGAACTCTGAGGAAGATTGGGATGAATTCAAAGATCAACTTTTGATGTTTCCAGCCCAAGGTGTTCACGATGACTTGCCTGATGCTCTTTCCTACATTGACCAACTGGCTGTTACCTCATACTTCCAAGATGACCAAGAAGATGAGTGGCAACCGCTAGATATTATTTCGGGGATATAAATGGCAACAATGGGTAATTCAGGTCAAGGAATAGTTAAGGGATTGTTTCCTGACTTCCTTGGCTCGTCAGAATCAAACCCACTTGCACCATTTGGCTTGCGATATTCTGAATCTGTAACTGACTTGCCTCAAGTTAAAGGTCGTGGTTACATGGGAGTTATTCCAACATCAGAAGGGATGCCGATGACAGAGTTGTCATCATCCTTTGAGATGAATGGGCAAACAATCCAGCATCCTTTGATTGTCCCAACATTGTCAGCCCAAGAGATTGAATTGTTGCGTATGGGTGGACAACCAACACCTGAGATTTATCAAAAGGCACAACAATTTGCTTTGGGTCGTATTCAGCAAGGTCTTAGCCCATTTGCAACACCTCAAGACTTGCAGATGCCAGTTCCTCAAGCATCACCCACATACTCTGACCCCTTTGGAAATACAATCGGTTCATCAATAAGGTAACACTATGGCAACAGACAAACAAGTCAAGCTAGAACAAAACGAGTTTTATGAGCCTACTGAGGCTGATAAAGATTTGACCGATTTCATTACTAGCCACTGCGACAAGTGGAGAGATTGGCGAGATACAAATTTCTTGCCTGATTATTTAGAGTATGAACGCATATTCCGTGGTCAATGGGCTTCTGAAGATAAGACCCGTGAGTCTGAGCGTAGCCGTATCGTTACCCCTGCTACCCAACAAGCCGTAGAGACTCGCCATGCTGAGATCATGGAAGCTATCTTTGGGCAAGGCGACTTCTTTGACATTGAAGACAATATCCAAGATATAGGTGGAAATCCTATAGATGTTGAGTTAATTAAGGCTCAACTGATGGAAGACTTCAAGAAAGACAAAATCAGAAAATCTATCGACCAGATCGAATTGATGGCTGAAATCTATGGCACAGGCATTGGTGAGATCATTGTCAAGACTGAAAAAGAGTACATCCCATCGACTCAAGCTATCCCTAATCAGCAGGGTCAGGCGGCTATTGGCGTGATGGAGCGTGAGCGCATATCTGTAAAGATCATGCCAATCAATCCCAAGAACTTCTTGTTTGACCCTAATGGAACATCTATTGATGACTGCATGGGCGTGGCTATTGAGAAATACGTCTCAATCCACAAGATTGTAGAGGGAATCGAAAAAGGCATTTACCGAAAGGTAGACATCACGCCCACCTATGAAGATACTGATCTAGAGCCTACGCAAGAGGTTAGCCAGTACCAAGATGAAAAGGTACTGTTGTTGACGTACTACGGGTTAGTTCCCCGTGAATACCTCAACAACCTCAAAGAAAACAAAGACATTGTTGAATTGTTTCCTGAGAATTCAGCAGCAGAAGACTATGCCGATATGGTTGAAGCCATTGTTGTGATTGCCAATGATGGTATGTTGCTCAAGGCTGAAGAAAACCCTTACATGATGAAAGACAGACCTGTATTGTCCTACCAAGACGATACAGTTCCAAACCGCCTGTTGGGGCGAGGTACAGTGGAAAAAGCCTTCAATATGCAGAAAGCTATTGATGCTCAGACTAGGGCTCACTTGGATTCACTCGCTTTGACCACTGCCCCTATGGTTGCTATGGATGCCACACGTTTACCCCGTGGTATGAAGTTTGAAGTCAAGGCTGGTAAGGCTATTCTTACAAATGGCAACCCAAGCGAGATTATTTACCCATTCAAGTTTGGTCAGAATGACCCCAATAACCTAGCAACTGCCAAAGACTTTGAGCGTATGTTGCTTCAGGCTACTGGTACGCTGGACTCTAACGGCATGGTTTCCCAATCTAGCCGTGATGGTGGTGGTATGTCGATGGCTGTTGCCTCTATCATCAAGAAATACAAGCGTACTTTGGTGAATTTTCAAGAAGATTTCCTTGTTCCATTCATCAAAAAGGCGGCTTTCAGGTTCATGCAGTTTGACCCAGAGCGTTATCCCTCTGTGGACATGAATTTCATACCTACAGCAACGCTAGGCATCATTGCTAGAGAGTATGAGCAGCAACAATTCATTGGTTTGTTACAGACTTTGGGTGCAAACACCCCTGTTTTGCCTATTTTGCTTAAAGGCATCATAGGAAACAGCAGTCTGTCTAACAGAATGGAGTTGATTGCCAAGTTGGATGAGATGATGCAACCAAATCCTGAACAACAGCAGATGCAACAGATGCAACAGCAGTTGGCTATTCAGGCGGCACAGGCTCAGATTGCTGTTCAGACTACCCAAGCAGAGCAAAATCGTGCTGAAGCTACGAAATTGTCTGTTGAGGCTCAGTTAATGCCACAAGAAGTGCAGACTAAGAACATGGCGGCAATGACAAAAAACCTTCCTAATCAAGATGACCAAGCCTCTAGGGAATTTGACAAGAGAGTTAGGATTGCTGAGTTGATGTTGAAGGAAGCTGACATCAAAAACAAATCTAAAATTGTTGAATTACAGATGGCTGAGAAGAACAACAAGATTTCAGGCATGGAAGAAGATTTCTTGAATCAACTCACCAAACAGTTAAGTTCTGCTCAAACTGGTACTGAATAATGGATGTAGAAAACCTAGCCAAAGAGTTAATTCTCAAAAATATGACTCCTGAGCAGCAGATGGCTGTTTTGGATTCTGTTCGTGAGTCTGTTGCTCAAGCCAAAGAAGTGCAAAAACGCAAGATTGGTGAGAATGTTGATCTTGTTGTCCAAGCACTCAAGAAGATTGAGTCTGACATTACAACCAGATTTGAGTCAGTTGGGAATTCCATTGAAAAACGAGTCTTGTCTATCAAAGATGGTAGAGATGGCTCTAATGGTAAGGATGGGCGTGATGGTAAGGATGGTAAGTCAGGTAAAGATGGTCTAAAGGGCGAAAGAGGTGTTGATGGTCAAGCTGGTCGTGACGGGGTTGATGGAGTTGATGGCATATCAGTAGTCAACGCAAACATTGACTTTGATGGTTCTTTAATAATTTCTTTGTCTGATGGTCGAGAGATAAATGTTGGTGAGGTTGTATCTGCTGACGTTGCTGAAAAGATCAAAGTTATTAGTACCATGTCTACCAATGCGGCTATTGCTGTAAAGGAAGAAGGAACAACGCTTACAAGTGGTGTAAAGAGTTTAAATTTTGTTGGTACAGGTATTACGGCAACAACATCAGGAGATGATGTAACAGTTACTGTATCAGGCGGTTCTGGAACAGTCACAAGTGTGGCGGCTACAGTCCCTGCATTCTTGTCTGTAACTGGTTCTCCAATTACAACTTCTGGCACATTGGCAATAGGATTGTCAGGTACGGCATTACCTGTTGTTAATGGTGGTACTGGAGTTACCACAAGTACAGGCACTGGTAATGCTGTTTTATCAATTAGCCCTACTTTGACTACTCCTGCCTTGGGGACACCTTCAGCATTAGTAGGAACAAATATCACAGGAACAGCTACAAATTTCACTGCTTCCAACGTCACTACTAATGCTAACTTAACAGGTGATGTCACCTCTGTTGGTAATGCTTCAACACTTGCAACTGTGAACACAAATGTGGGTTCATTTACAAATGCAAGTCTTACAGTAAATGGCAAAGGTTTAGTTACTGCTGTATCTAATGGAACTGCACCAGTTACCTCTGTAACAGGAACTTCACCAGTTGCGTCTAGCGGTGGTGCTACTCCTGCTATTTCATTGGCGGCAAGTTATGGCGACACTCAGAATCCTTATGCTTCTAAGACTGCAAACTTTGTTTTAGCCGCACCTAATGGTAGTGCTGGAGTGCCAACATTTAGGGCAGTTGTTTCCGCTGACATTCCTACATTGAATCAGAATACTACTGGTAGTGCCGCAACACTGACAACAGGAAGAACTATTGCAATTACAGGAGACTTGGCTTATATAAGTCCTAGTTTTGATGGTTCTGCAAATGTAACTGCGGCTGGCACATTGGCAACAGTCAATAGTAATGTTGGTTCGTTCACAGCGGCAAATATCACAGTCAATGCAAAAGGTTTGATTACTGCGGCTTCTAGTGGAACAGCGGGTGCAAGTATCAGTAACGATACAAGCACATCAACCAATCTTTATCCACTGTTTGCAAATGCAACATCAGGCGTACCAACTACCATTTATACTGGCAATGCTAAGTTGCTTTATAAACCTAGCACTGGCGAGTTGCAATCAACTGTTCTTGTGGCATCCAATGGCATTGTTGTTAACTCACAGACTGTTTCTACTGACTACACTATTGCGAGTGGTAACAATGGTATGAGTGCAGGAACTGTATCTGTTGCAACTGGTGTAACTGTTACGATTGCAACTGGTTCTGTTTGGACTGTTGTTTAAGGATAAGAAATGTCACAAGTAGCCATATCAGGTAATGCAAGCGGGACAGGAACGCTAACCATTGCCGCACCTAATACAAACAGCAATAGAACGCTAACATTGCCAGATGGGACAGGAACTTTTACAGTTAACGGGGTCAATTCAAATATTGTTTCAGGTACTTCTGTGGCATCTACATCTGGCACAAGTATTGATTTTACAAGTTTGCCAACGTGGGTTAAGCGTATTACTGTTATGTTTAATGGAGTTTCCACTAGTGGAACAAGTCCACCACAAATACAAATAGGTTCTGGTAGTGTTACAACTTCTGGATATTTAGGTTCTAATAGTATTATTGCTAGTGCTTCAGTTGTTTCTGTTCTTTTTACTTCGGGGTTTGGTATTGGAGTAAATACAAGTAATTGGGCGGCAACTATGCTTGTTCAAGGAAGTATTGTTTTAACTTTACAAACAGGAAACACTTGGGTTTGCTCTGGAAGCGTTGGTAGGTCAGATGCGGCAAGCATTTTCCTAACAACTGGGTCTCTTGCTCTTGGTGGCGTTCTTGATCGAGTGCGTATAACCACTGTCAACGGCACTGACACCTTTGACGCTGGTTCAATCAACATTCTTTATGAGTAAACCATGACACTAGCAATCTCAGGAACAACAGGCATCACCCTTGCAGGGCAGTTTGATTCTGCATCTTCTTTTGGCTTTAAGAATCGCATCATTAATGGTCAGATGCAAATTGCACAAAGAGCAACATCTGCAACCATTACTGCGGGTTCAACGATTGCGGCTGGTTATTCAACTGTTGATCGCTTCTATGTGTACTGTACTGGCGCAAACGTCACTGCGGCACAGGTGGCTGGTTCAGGCGCAACCAAGAACAATCTACAAATTACTGGTGCGGCATCTGTTACTGCTGTAGGTATTGGTCAGCGTATAGAGCAACTTAACAGCTATGACATGGCTGGCTCTACCGCCACACTGTCTGTCAACATCTCAAACAGCTTGCTGACCACAGTTACATGGACTGCATACTATGCAACCACTGCTGACACGTTTGGCACATTGGCAAGTCCTACACGCACACAGATTTCAACAGGCACATTTACTGTTACATCAACACTGACAAACTACAGCGCCCAAATCAGTATCCCCGCCGCCGCTACAACAGGCATTGAGGTTGTCTTTACTGTTGGCGCACAAACTTCAGGCACTTGGGTTATTGGTAATGTGCAGTTAGAAAAATCTGCAATAGCTACTAGCTTTGATTACAGATCTTATGGGACTGAGTTGGCTTTGGCACAAAGATACTACTGGCAAATAACAACCAATGCCACAACAGGATTCTTTTTTCAAGGATATATGTATGCTACTACCCAATTTGAAGGGATTGTTAGATTTCCTGTGACAATGCGTTCTGCGGCAGTTATGACAAGTAGTCCTGCATCTCAATTTAATTTACGCAATTCTGCCATAACAATTACCAGTTTAACTGGTTACACAGTTGGACAAACTGGCTCTTTCAATGATATTTTGCTTTACACTGGGAATACAGCAACTTCAACTGTTGGATATTCTCAGTCATTAATAAGCAATAGTTCCACATTAACTTTTATTGGTTTTTCTGCGGAGTTGTAAATGACACAATATAAACAAGTAATGTTTGGTGACAAAATTAATGATAGAGCAATCATTCGCATAGCAGATGGCGCTTGTATTCCCTTTGAACCAACTAGTATTGATTACCAAGAATATTTAGATTGGCTTGCAGAGGGTAACACGCCACTTCCCGCAGAGGAAACACAATGACCATAACGATTAACGGCACAGGAACAATTACTGGTATTAGTGCTGGTGGTTTGCCTGATGCAATCATCACACAGCCTGATTTAGCCGCAGGCGTGGCTGGTACTGGCCCTGCTTTTAGCGCTTATGCTGGCACAGCAACAACTTTAACAAACAACGCAGATACAAAAGTCCTATTTGATACTGAAGAATTTGACACCAACAGTAATTTTGCGTCTAGTAGGTTTACTCCTACTGTGGCTGGATACTACCAAATCAATGCCGCAGTTCGTATTCAAAGTGTTGCTTCTGGAAACACTTTATATATTACTTTATATAAAAATGGTTCTGCATATAAACTTGGTAACCTTGTAATACAGCCAAATACGGGAGACCCAATTTTTATAGTTACATCAATTGTTTCTATGAATGGATCAACTGATTATGTTGAAATTTATGCATTTCAAAATTTTGGTAGTACAAGAACAACCCAAGCGGCTTCAACCACGACATATTTTAATGGCGCTATGGTAAGGGGGGCATGATGAATTTATACGACAAAATTAAAGCAATTTACCCACAACTAACAAATGCAGATTTTGGATTTGATGGAACTATCAAATTACAAAACGACAGCAATGGCAAAGGTGATTACATATCCAAGTGGGAACATCCAACGCTTGCACGACCTACAGAGGAGCAATTAGCATGACCCCAGAACTACAAAAGTATTACGAATCCCGCTTTGAAATGATGGGCATGGAAGGTTGGAAAGATTTAACTATAGATATTGACAATATGATAGAGTCGCTGAATAATCTGAGCGTTATTCCTGATGAAAAGACCTTGATGTTCAAAAAAGGTGAACTTTCCATCTTGACTTGGCTGAAAACCTTGAAAGAGGTCAGCGAAAGAGCGTATGAGGAATTGAATGAAAAGAATGTTTGATTTTGCCTGTGCAAACGGGCATAAAACCGAAAGACTTGTTGATTATGAGACAACAGGTTTTAAGTGTGAGTGCGGAGAAACAGCCAACCGCACTTTGTCTGCTCCTAACTTCAAGTTAGAAGGGTGGTCTGGTTCTTTCCCGTCAGAGCATGGGAAGTTCGAGAAAAAACACCTAGATCAACTAAAGTGGGAGCAAAAGCACAACTCACAAGCGTAAGCCGAGTTGAATGTCCTAGAACCGATGAACGGCAGGAAAAGGAAGAAATATGTTGATTGACAATGATGATGAGACGCTAAGTGAGTTAGACGCAGTTGAGCAAAAGAAGCAACTACCTGAAGTAGCACCCTTGTCCGAGATGCCTGAGAAATACAGGCAGAAATCTTTGGAAGAAGTGGTCAAAATGCACCAAGAAGCTGAGAAGTTAATTGGAAAGCAAGCGCAGGAAGTTGGGGAAGTGCGGAAGCTGGCAGACGAACTCATTAAGCAAAACCTCTCCTCTAAGCAACAACCTATTGAAAAAGAGCCAGAAGTAGATTTTTTTGAGAATCCACAAGAGGCAGTTCGTAGAACAGTTGATAACCATCCTGATGTACTTGCGGCTCGCCAAGCGGGTCAAGATTTCAAAAAGATGCAGATTCAACAAAAGCTGGCGGCAGAGCATCCTGATTTCGGTCAGATTGCTCAAGATACAGACTTTGTGAATTGGGTGAAATCTTCACCTATTCGCATTGGTTTGTACGCAAAAGCTGATGGTGAGTTTGATTACGACAGTGCAAATGAATTGCTGAGTACCTATAAGCAGTTGCGAGGAATTAAGGCTAAACAGACTTCAGATGCAGGGGAAACTCAGCGCAAGTCAAACCTTAAGGCGGCAAGTGTAGATGTAGGTGGAAGTGGGGAGTCTGGAAAGAGGGTCTACAGAAGGGCTGATCTAATTCGGCTGAAAATGACTGACCCAGATCGTTATGAAGCGTTAAGCGGAGAAATCATGCAGGCTTATCAAGACGGCAGGGTCAAATAATTTAACTTATCGTTTTTTGGAGATTCAAAATGGCAACCTCATTTTCCCCTAGTAACTCAGTTACAGTAACCACAGCGGCTAATTTCATCCCTGAAATTTGGAGTGATGAAATTGTAGCCGCCTACAAGAAAAACTTGGTTCTTGCGAACTTAATTATGAAGATGAACTTTAAGGGCAAGAAGGGTGATGTAATTCACATTCCCGCACCTACCCGTGGTTCTGCTTCTGCTAAAGCCGCTGAAACAGCAGTCACCTTGATTGCCGCTACAGAGTCTGAAGTTCAAGTTTCTATCAATAAGCATTACGAATACTCACGTTTGATCGAAGATATTGTCGAAGCCCAAGCCTTGAACAGCTTGCGTAACTTCTACACTTCTGACGCTGGTTACGCTTTGGCTAAACAGGTTGATACTGACTTGGTTCAGTTGGGTCGTTCTACCAATGGCGGTGCTGGTACTAATGCATACGCAACTGGTGCGTTTATTGGTGGTGATGGTACTACTGCTTATGTTGCCGCAAACAACAATGAGTCAGCATTGACCGATGCCGCTATTCGCCGCACCATTCAGCGTCTTGATGACACTGATACCCCAATGGATCAGCGTTTCTTCTTGATTCCTCCTTCAAGCCGCAATACATTGATGGGTTTGGCTCGTTACACTGAACAAGCTTTTGTTGGTGGTACAAACAGTACCATTCGCACTGGTGAGATCGGTAACTTGTACGGAATCCCCGTATTTGTGTCTAGCAATTGCGACACAGGTTCAGGTAGCACCAATCCACGGGTTTGCTTGATGGGTCACAAGGACTCACTGGTTTTGGTTGAACAAATGGCTATTCGCTCACAAGTTCAGTACCAACAGCCCTACCTTGCAACTCTATATACAGCGGATACGTTGTATGGAGTGCAGATTCTGCGTTCAGCGGCAAGCACTGGTGCGGCTAAGTCTGCATCTATGTTTGCTTTGTTGGTTCCTGCCTAATGCAGTTGCGCCCCCTGCCCTAGTGGTGGGGGGACTTTTTTAAACTAATTAGGAGAAATCAAAATGGCAGCAGCAACAGCAGTTGTTTTAAACAGAGACAACGATTCTTTTCGGGGTTTGTTCAGTGATACATGGACAGTTACTTGCACTTTGGATTCTGCATCTGTTGCAGACCAAGCCGCTGGTACTGATACTGTGACTATTTCTGGCGTTGCCCTTGGAGATATGGTTATTGGTATGTCGGCTGGTGTAGACGAGGCGGGTTTAGTTCGCCGTGCTTACGTTTCAGCGGCAAACACAGTGACTATTGCAACAACTAATACAACTGGTGGGTCTGTTAATTTAGCTTCCACTACTGTTAAATTGGTTATTGCTCGCATGGTGTAAGGATAGGGGGGTTAGTCCCCCCTTTCTCATTTAAGGTTTTTATGGCTACTTTTCGTTGTCTTCAAACAGGTAATACTGTAAGTTTTACATACCAACATGACATTGACTCCATGAGGGGTCATCAGGGGTATGTGAGAGTAGACGAGCCAGAAGTAACCATAGAATCAGAAATTAGAACAGATACCGCATTTCGTGCGCCTGTCATTCCAACAATCAAGCGTATGGGAAGACCCCGAAAGGTTGCAAATGTCTGAGATTGACGCAAGAGATTTTGGTAGGTTAGAGGCTCAAGTAGAGGCTCTAAATGGTCAAGTAACTCAATTGAGTACAGATGTAAAGGCACTATTAGAGTTAGCCAATCAAAGCAAAGGTGGTTTTTGGATGGGGATGGTCATTGCATCTGCCTTATCTGGAGTAGTTAGTTTCTTTGCATCAAGGTGGTTGAAGTGAAAGACGGATTGCTTTCAGGTCAAGTTTGTCCATTGCCTACGCAGGATATTGAACTTAATCTAAAGAATCGCAACAATGCTTTCAAGAATTTTGGCTATGGTGCGCCAAATCCACTTGAACCCAATGAAGCGTTTTGGCTGAAGAAAGCCAAGATGTATAACGCACCTACTGATGTTGTCAAAACTATGCGCTGTGGCAACTGTGCCGCATTTATTCAGACTCCTAAGATGATGGAGTGCATCAAATCTGGTTTAGAAAAGAGCAAAAGCTCACCTAATGAGCTTG